AAAATGACAGCAGGCGTAGCTAAACTAGCAGAAGCTGGAGAATTTGTTACAGATTTGTTTAAAAGTATAAAAACAGGTATTAGTACTAAAATGACAGCAGGCGTAGCTAAACTAGCAGACGTTACAGAATTTGTTACAGATTTGTTTAAAAGTATAAAAACAAGTATTAGTACTAAAATCACAAAAGGACTCAAAACTGTTTTCGGAACGTTGGAATTTGGCCCGGAATTTACAAAAACTATAAGTACCGCCTTTGATACTGTAATTAAACCAGTAAAAACACTTCTAAGTGGTGCAGATGGCGCTGGAGGTTTTTTAGGTTTTTTTAGTAAGATAGGAACCTTTTTAAAACCAATTGGAAAAATTATAAAATCAGTAGGCAAATTAGCACTTCCAATAATCAGAATTCTTGCCGGACCTTTTCTTCGAATAATTTTAACCATTTTTGATTTTATTGGTGGCGCATTTGCAGGGTTTAATGAATCAGAAGGAAAGGGTTTTGTAGAAAGAATAAAGTATGTTGTTCTTAGAGGACTTGGTGGTATTGTTACAGGTTTTACAGATATAATTGATATGATTATTTGCGATGTCGTTCCTTGGATAGCAAAACAATTAGGGTTTGATGAATTTGCAAAAAAGCTTGGTAGTTTCGGTGGAATAAGTCGATTTGTTACACCTATATTTGATTATATTTTTGGTATGGGTAAAAATGAAGCCGATGGTGGTTTACCATCTGCCATTGGAAGATTATTTGCAGAAAAAATACCAGCGGCACTTGCAACGGCCGGTGCAAAATTTACAGCTATCGGTGATTCTATAGGAAATATGATTAAAGAAACCAGTATATTCAAATTTATTTATACGGTTATCAATGATATTATCTGTTCTGTAAAGGCAATATTCAGTGGTGAAGATATTATAGCAAACTTAGGTAAGATCGGCGCTGGTTTCTTTGATCTTGTTATGTACCCTTTCAACCTTGCGATAAACTTTCTAAAAGATATCTTCTGTTGGGGCGATCCAAATGAACCATTTAGATTGTCTGAATTTATTGTAGGTTTAGCCAAAAGTGTTGTTGGCTGGTTTGGAGAAACATTTGGTTGGGAAAACATAAAATCAAAGATTGGTGATGGTCTTGATGTTGTAAAATCAATAAAGGATACTATAGGTTGTATGATAACCGAAACAGTTGATTATTTCAAAAACCTGTTTTCATTAGACAATTTAATAGGAATGCTTCCTAGTATTAGCGATGTGACCGGGGCAGCAGGCGCTGTCAGTAACGCGGTCGGCGGTGCATTTAACTCGGCCGCCAGCTTGCTCGGAATATCCTCAAACGCTAAAGGAGGCATAACAACTCAAGAAGGTATAGTAAAAATCCATCCCCAAGAAGCAATTATTCCTTTAGAGAAAATGGATGATGTTATAAACAAAATCAATACTGCCGCAATCAATAAATCAGGAGCATCTGGTGCTCCTATTGTTATGGCACCTAGTGTTGTGAATGCACCAACAGATGCAAGATCAAGCACCACTATTCATTCTGGAAATCCTGTGCCTATCAGTGCACCGTTTAGTTATAGTAGTATTCTAGACGGTTAAGAAAACTGGACCCGAATAGTTCGGGTCCAGAACTTCTCTAGGCTTCTTCTGCCAATTTCTGAAAATATGACATTGCGTCATCTTCATCATCATCACTGACAGCTGGAACAGGATTGGGTTCTGCCTTCGTGTCAATTTTTACAGATGCGGTTGGTTCGTCTTCCATAAGAGTTGCAACTGTATAAACAGCAGTGACTCCAGAAAGAACCAGTTCAAAACGATTTTTCAGTTCTTCATATGATTTGAAGTTTGTAGATGCAGTAAACTCTGAAAGAGGATAAATCTTTTTATAGACATTTTCCAATTCACCATCATCTTCCAACAATGCAGCTGCTGCTGAGAATTCTGATTTATCGTAATTCCAATAACCATCAACCTTACGAAGTTTCAATTTAAAATCTGCACCATTCCAAAAATCAAAAGGATTGATTGCGACTTCATCTTGAAATGCAGGTTGCATTGCTTCCATTACTTTATCAAAGATTTTCTTACCATAACGATAGAGAAAAACTTTACCTTCATTTTCTGGATTTGCAGAATCAGTAACAACATAGATGTTAGAATAATATTGCAATTTGCGTTTCTGCTTACGAGCAATTTCTTTATCAGATTCTACACCAGAATTCCAAAGTTTAGAGTTGTATTCAGATACAGGATCGCTTTGACTAAGTGTAGTTAGTGAATTTTCAATATACCATTGACCTGTTGGACCTTGAAAAGCATGATTCCAAAGCTTCACCCAAGGAAGATCTTCACCTTCTGATGCAGGTAGAAAACGAATAACGGCATAACCATTACCTGTTTTATCCATAGTGGGTTTCCATAGACGTTCGTCTTTATAGGACTTTTTATCTTGTGGTGAAGATTCTTTTTGGGCAGCACCCAAAAGATCATCAAGGTTACTTTTTTTCTTCATTGAAGCAAATGACATATGTGTCTCCTTATTTGCGTATGTTAATATATGTTAATGTATGTTGTTTTATAGTATCATAATGAAAGTGTATTGTCAATAGTTTGTTTACTCTTTTTATTAAAAAATCCCTACTTTATCCATAAATTCATCCTTGTCTATATGTTTAACATTTTTTGGCATAAATTTATCTGCCCATAATTCCCAAGAACTGTCTGTCCAATAGAAAACATTATCTCGATATTTTTCAAATACATTAGTCATTTGAACAATCCAATTTGCAGGATTAAAACCCTTTGCACTATCAGGAAGATAATTATCTGTTCCTTTGTAAATATTGTTAAATGATAAGTTATAATCGCTTAAATCAAATCCTAACAAATATATTTCTTCGGCACCTCCTTCACAAGCAAGAGATAATGCTGTATTTCCTGCTGACCAACCATAATAACCCTGTATGTTCTCTACATAATCTTTTTCTTGTACAGGAGTTATCCAAATACCCATGTCCTTTTCCATCTTGAGTTTTAAATCTTTTATATCAAGATGAGGAAATTCTTTCATCATCTCGGATACTCTATCTCCAAGAATGGCTGGATCTTTACCTGATATAACACATTCTAATTTAGAATTAACTCCTTTCTCAAGCCATGACATTGGCCAATGAACGAATTCACTGGAAATACCAAATCCCAACAACATCATTTCTGCAGCCTGTATTGGTACTTTATTCCAATTCGCAAACCAACATTTATTATGAATTGGATACCCTGACATATAGATTTCTTGTTGCATAGCATAATCCATTGCAACAAGATTATCTACTCTACCATCACGATAGATTGCATTACATCCCCATGTCTCTATGTTTGCAATAGCATAATCTAAATAATCATGATTAAACCATTTACGAGATTCACCATTACCAAGAACTATAGATTTTTTCATTTAGACATACGTCTTTGAATTAAACCATCAGAACCATCAGTGTCTACACTATAGTTTGTTGCGTCCTCAGTGTCCAGCCAGCGCTCGTTCTTTACAAAGTCAATACGATATGCATCTTTTTCTGTTAGATTAGCAAGCACGTTAAATGCAAGACTTACTCTGGATTGGTCTGTAACGTTTTTGCCAAACCCATGAAACAGGTATGAGTTAAACATAATCAAAGAACCCTGAGTGCAAGGCATGGCGAGTTTGTTTGTAAAGTTTGCATTTGCCTTACCATAGTGTTTTCTCAATGAGAAAAACGGATCAGAGTTTGAAGGCATCTTCTCAAACACTAGTGGTGGATGTTCCTTTAAAGATGAAACATAATACACACCACTGATAAGAGAATTACCATGATTATGCATACTTTGTGAACTGCCGGGTTCAGCTTTATTCAACCAACTCTCATGAATCCAGAAATCGCGATAATCCAATGTCATTACATTATCAAAATAATCCTTTACACATTCTTCCAACCAAACCTTTAAATCTGCTAGACCATCATGGTCAATAATGTTTGGTGCTTCCAAAAATTGTGTAGTATCTGGATTTGAGATTACTTGTTGATTAAACTCAAATTCTTCCATAGAAGGAATAACAGGCGGTTTTGGGTTATTATAAATTTTCAATACGCCTGCGGGGAAAACAGGTATTTCAATTGTGCTCATTCTATCGTCCAATGTCTTTGATGTTGTCCTTTCCTATAACCTGATATGCACCTTTGTTATAGGCAGGGGCAATAGTATAGTTTTTTGAGACTTCTAGTTTATAACTATTGTCTTTCAATTCTGTATTACCAATTCCACTACTTTTACTTGGTATATGTATTGTCTCACGTTTGTATGATGCAATAAAAATACTAGCACCAGTAAGTTTACTTCGGTCTAATTTTGTTGCAGTAACAACTTTCTTCTTTGACTTCTTTCGTTTACGAGTATTGTTAGTGGTGTAATAAATTGGCATCAGAGCCATAATCAAATAATCTCATTCATTAAAGGAAAAATTTTAGCAATTTCAAATGCACAATACTTTGCAACTTCCATGTGTTCTTTCTGTGTTCCATTTGCGGTTCGCAATTCAATGTAATGAACCCAACTACGAAGTGTGCCATTCATATACATACGAGACATGGTTAGTCCTTCAGGAAGAACTACACGAGCCTGTTCTTTTGCGATGCCATTATCTATCGCCCAGTTATATGCCACTCTACACTCATGAATAATAGATAACTGCTTGATTTTCCATGCCACATGTATATCATTATCTGAATCCAGCGCAACGCTGTTCTGTCTATTCTTTGAATCTTGTAATCTTGCTTCTCTAGTAACAAACTTCATATCTTTCGTTGGGTCAGCATATCGCTGACTGAATTCTTGAAATGAAAATGAACGATGACGTAAAATTTGTCTCGCAATATCTCTTGTAGTTTCAATCTCCAAACAAACATTTACCATTTCAAGCGGTGACCAATGTTTGTTCTTTATAAGATACTTGATAAGTTTATCAGAAGTATCTTCATTCGTTTGATTACTTGGATTTGACACTCGTGCACAATATGCAATCAGTTGTTGTAAATCATTTTGCAAACCACTAATTGCTGGCAACTGTGAATAAGATATCAATTTAATTTTCATTTTTCAAACCAATCTTCATCTTGAGTCAGAATACCTGCCCATTGACTATGCAAAATATCAAATTTCCTTTCATAAGTAATTTTTAAACCTTTCAATACATCAACAATATCTTCCTTTTCCAATGTTTCTTCTAAAATAGATTCAGACAAAAAATCAATCTCTTCAGTAAGACGCCAACAGTCCAAGATACGATATTGCAAATCTACATTATCTTTCAATTTTTTACTCATAACATTTCTCAAAAGTTGGAGCGGGTGGACAGAATCGAACTGACATCAAAAGGTTGGAAACCTCTTATAATAACCATTATACGACACCCGCAATTAAAGTTGGTGCTGGATGAGAGAATCGAACTCCCGACCTGATGCTTACAAAGCAACTGCTCTACCTGCTGAGCTAATCCAGCGTTATTAAATTATCGTCGATTAAGTTTATCTTTTTGTGGACGAGGACCATCCGGGCGGGCAGGACGATAACCTTTTGGCCAACTGGGTTGACGAGAACCGAGATTTTTTACTTTCTCACTCAATTCATTATTTTCTTTCTTGAGATACATCATCTCAATCTGTTCACTTTTTGTATCTTCTAAAAGCTTTTCATACTTAGCTTCAAAGAAATTCTCGGTATGATGTTCTTGGTCAGTCACTTGGTAATTCTCCATAGATGCAACATTATCAATAATACTATATTTAGGGGTCAATGTCAATACCTTTATACAGGTAATTGAGCACATTTTGGTAAAAAATTTAATTCTCTTGCGTTTGCTTCAATCTTTTCTTTGAGTGATTTTGAAACAAGTGAATTAATTGTATCAGGTTCAATACCTTCTTTATCACAATACCAAAGTACTGCATCCATATGGGTGATGTTTTTTTCTAGCACAATTTTCTCAATGTTCAATGAGAAAGTTTTAGCTGTCTTCAATGGCATCATTATATCCTTAAAAATGGCCCTGTTTATACAGGGCCAACTTCTAATTAAAAGTTACGCAGTACGCAATGCAGCAAAACCTGCGGCGACTGTTGCCCTTGTTGGTGTTCCAAGACGGTATTTAGAATATGTCTCACCATCAAAAGAACTCACACGCTTATTCAAAAAGATAGCATATCCTTCTGAACGAAGTTGACTGATAACAGCACGAACATTCTTCACACCATAACGGGCAGCAATCTGCTTAGCAGTCAATTCTACACCATTCTTTAGTACATTAATCACACGTTGTGCTTGAGTTTCAGTAGTCATAATAAATTTTCTCCATTTTAATGACAAATTTGAATTACCACATTAGCAATTCATTAAAAATGAGCCCGTTATATAACAAGGTGGTACTCATACCCCGTGAAAATCTATGCAGCTAGTGCAAAGTCTTCAAAGTAAACGTCATCGTTGGCGTTTATAGGTTTTGCTAGTTTTACGACATTCGCCTGTCGAGTTGTCTGTTCGCCTTCTTTCACCACGTCGAAACCTTGTCAGCCCCATCAAAAAAAGTCTTCATATTCTTAGACTGCTTTTGGTGGAGCTGGGCGGAATCGAACCGCCGTCCGCAATGCATCCAACTCACTTCATACAACTATAACCACTTCTGTTTTCTTTCTCCCAACCATATATAAAGTATATCAAATTTATGTGTTGGTGTCAAGTCTTTTTTCTAAGTTTCTATATCTTTTTTTTGGTAAAAACAAAATATCCTTTTCCCAAACCATATATAAAGTATACTAAATTTTGGTATTCGTGTCAAGTCTTTTTTCTAAATTGACGGAGATATTGTACCATAAACTATAATATATCCACTTATTACTTTATCTTCCACTTGAAGAAACACTTTCACCACAACTGTATCAACACCACTAGAATCTAAATATTGATAAGGTATTTCTTCAACTGTAAATAGAACTGGTTTATGGAGTCCTATACAAATTCCAATTTCCACAAATTCATTCAATAAATCTATAAGATGTGATTTGTCACGCTTATCAGCCATAACAATTTTTCTTATCGTTTCTCTATCTTTGCAAAGTATCCTAGTCTGTACTTTATCACCGGGTGTCCATATTCTAAACATATCACTGTTTTGTGATGATTTTTCAGGTGGTTCGAGATTATTTGGTGAAGGCCAAGGTATAATCTCACCACTTTGAGAATATGATAAATTAGGCAGCAACATTCCCAACATTATCGTCAATGTTATGATTAAGTATTTCATTTTTTTCTTCCCATTTCTTTATTGTCTCAGTAAGTAATGGTAGATATTCGTATTTCTTTT